AAGGTCGTAATTCCGTTTGGCCCCAGGGCTACACAGAGCGTGGTCGGACGGTATTGGCAGAACCCGGCTGAACTGTACGACCGCTGGTACGGTTACCAGATCCCGTGCCAACAGTTGAATGCTTGGATTTGCCCGGTCGGGACAGTCGCCCCGCAGAAAGGTCAGATCGAAATCAGCCAGATGTGGGCTTACCGCTGGTTCCGCGATGCAATCAGGATCAAGAACCGGCCTTGGGAAACGGTTCCCGATATTAACAAAACTGTAATGTTGCTTACCGATCCTAAGAAAATACAAGGATTTCTAAAGTACGCGGCAACTCTGGATCTTTCGGCATTCGACTACGAAACTACCGGTCTGAAACCGGAGTGGCCGAATCACAAGATTTGGTCGATGTCAATTGCGTTCGTCCGGGAGGACAAACTTTGTAGCGTGGCGTTCCCGGTGTATTGGGATAACTATGACGCGATTCGCGCCTATCTGACGAGTCCCGGGAAAAAGGTCGCGGCCAATATGAAGTTTGAAGACCGGTGGTCGCGGATGAAATTGCGAACCGAAGTCAACAACTGGTACTGGGATACCATGCAAGCCGCGCACATAGAAAACCCGGCTCGCGGAGTTGCCGGTCTAAAATTCCAGGCATTCGCTCGGCTTGGTATTCCCTTTTTCGCGTCAGAGGTCGATAAGTATTTCGAGAGCGAGGAAAATCGTAAGCTGAACAATATCGCGTCTGCCCCGTTGTCAGCGTTGTTGACCTACAATGCGATTGATTCAGCGGTAGAGCTACTTTTGGCAAGCGTTCAGATGGTGGAAAACGGACTCATAAAAGAACATTTCGTCCCAAAGGAATTCTTGCCATGTTGCAAGAACTAAGACTCAAGAATTTTCAGCGGCACACGGATCTCCGGTTGTCGTTGAGCCCCGGCGTTACTGCGATCATCGGTGCTTCCGATACCGGCAAGTCTGCCATTGTCCGTGCCATGCGCTGGCTTGTTGAGCATAAACCTATTACGGGGCTCCAAACACACGGCACTGAAGATACTCGCGTCGGGATCAAAACTGCCGCAGGGACTGTGATCCGGTTCAAAGACAAAAAAGAATACGGCTATTCTGTCAATGGCAAAAAATTCTTAGCCACGGCTAGCGTTCAGCCGGTTGGGGTTAAGCAGATCCTCGGCATGGAACCTATCAATTTCCAAGGACAGCACGATCCTGTATTTTTGCTATCGCTTACCCCCGGGCAAATAGCAAAGGAATTGAACCGCATCGTAAACCTGGGGGCGATTGATGTGGCGATCTCGGACGTTAATGCCAGGATAAGCAAAGCGAAGGTCGCGGCAGAGGTCTGGGAAAGTAACATCAAAGATAACCAAAAGATTGTAGATGCCTTAGCCTGGGTAGCGGACGCGGACGCGAACTTGATGGCACTAGAAACTAAGGTCAGGGAATACGAGGACACAGAAGCCCAGGCACGAAAGCTGCACATTTGGCAAGAACGTGCCGAAATAAATCGCCAAAAGGTTGGCACGACATCGGAACGGTTGGAAGCAATAGTGCCGCTAGTCGAGAAATATCAAGAGTACGCAAAGGCCGCTCTCAAAGCTGGCACCCTCAGAAAAATCCTCAGTCGGTCACTGGATCTTGTAGATCGAGAAACGCTTCACACTCTTTCAAAGGCTGTTGTAGAATTTCGTCAACAGTGCCAAAGTCGTCAAAAGTTTCTCGCGGCGACCCAATTTGATAGGGACAAACTGCACCCACTGCTAATGCGGTTGCAGGAACTGGCGTTGGAGATTTTGGCGGCAGAAGGTCAGAAACTAGAACTTGAAGACAAAATAAAGGAGATCCCGAAATGCCCAACATGCGGAAAAGCGTTGTAGCGATTCTTTGTAGCGATTTGCACTTGCGGAACACACCCCCCAGTTCGCGACTAGAACGCGACTGGTACGAGGTAATGGATAGACATCTTGAATGGGTTAATACCCAGGCAGTCTTAAACGACTGCCCCATCGTCTGCGCGGGCGATGTGTTCGACCGCTGGAATCCACCGGCTGAACTGGTGTCGTGGGCGATTGACCATCTACCAGAGATGTATGCTATCCCAGGTCAGCACGACCTGAACGGCCATGATTACGAACGGCGAATGGACGGGGCGTATGGGGCATTGGTAAAGGCCGGTGTAATCCATGATTTGCCTTCCGAGGAATGGTTCATACTGCCCGATTCAACCGAGGGTAGGCCGGAGGTTTTTATTTGGGCCAATCCCTGGGGTCGGTACGCTGAACCAACAGTCCGTCCAGATTGGGAAGGGGCTATTACGCTCCAAGTGATGCACAAATACGTTTACAACTCGAAGAAGGTAGCTTACAAGGACGCGCCTGTGAACGGGTTGGTCGATCCAAAGATCACCGGAGTTTTCGACGCGGTGCTGTCAGGGGATAATCACATCGCCTGGAGTACATTGAAGTGGTTGAACCCTGGGAGCTTGATGCAACTCAAACGCGACCAGAAAGACCACTGCCCAAGCATCGGGGCTCTCTGGTCGGATGGGACCGTCCACAGACTTTTTGAAGAAGATTTGATGACCGAGGAATGGGCTGAGGAATCCGAACTGCACGATGCGGCGATTGCCACGGAAACTTTGGAGGCGATTGCGGATATCTACAAAGAAACCAGCTTTGCTGACCGGCTTTTCCGGGCCGCTGAAAACGCGGCCCACGAAGAACTTTCCAAAATTCTTCGCGAGGTCTGGGAAAAATGCCGGGAGTAATGCGATACTTGTGCAACGGGTGCGGCGAAGTGCTGTATCTTGTTTCAGGCAGTGAAGACGGCGAACAGTTGTTAGCGTGTCCTTACGGCGGGAATGGTAAGACTTGCAAAATTAAAGGGAGAAGTAACTGTGGCCTCTGCCAAAAAACTGGAAGAATTGCTCAAAGAGATGAACCAACTGGAGAAGCGGATAGCGACTTTGGAGGGGGAATACAGCCAGATCAACAAGACACTTCAGGACGCGGGGTATGAAACCCCGCAGCAAGCCTGGGATGATTTGGCAAGAATGGACGAGTATCTAAGAACCGCCGGAGATGAGATTGATCGTGAGTACGCTAAATTCCAAGAAGCTTATGGCGATGCGATCAGTGCTACTGAAGTCGGTGGGAAAGCTTGGTAACGCCCAACTGGCGATAGATACCGCAACCTCCAACCTTTCGGAAGTACAAGATCACCTGAGACATCTGGAAAACGCAAAGATTATCATTCGTGAGATTGGCGCGGAGTGCCAGGAAATGGCTCAGAGACGTATTGACAACGTGGTAACAAAGTGTTTACAAGCGGTATTCGGTACTCATGCGTATCGCTTTCGCTTGAACTTTGAAACTAAACGCGGACAGACTGAGGCATCGGCTGTGTTAGTCGATGCCCACGGCAACGAACTAAGTCCTACAGATGCCGTGGGCGGGGGCGTTTTAGACATTGTGGCATTCGGCCTTAGACTCGGTTGCCTTGCATTGATGCGCCCCCGCCCGGCACAGGTACTCGTTCTTGACGAACCGTTTCGATTTTTGTCGAAGCAGTATCGCGGGAACGTGAGGAAACTACTTACAGAACTATCCGAGGAACTGGGAATCCAGATTGTCATGGTAACCCACATCCCGGAGTTTATGGACATGGAGTCAGTAATTGAAATCTAACGGACCAGAGAACTACGGGGAATACGCACTGCGTTACGGTGTTCACGAAATCGAAGACGAGGTTGCCGAGGCGATGTTTGAACCTACAAACTTCATGCCAGGAAGCCCAGAGAAAATGGAAGTAATGTCGCATCGTCTTGCTTTAGGTCAACCTTTATTTCACCCTAAAGATCGAACTTTCCAATCCGCTCTCAAGGAACAGGATCAATGAAATTCCTTTGCCTGACCCCGCTTTACAATCATCATCAGCGTCTTACATCCACCGTTTACCAAGCCCTGATCGACCAGACACATACCGAGTGGTCGTGGATTCTCGGAGATGACCGGCCTCGCGAACACCAACTACAGGCAACCGTGGACCCAGACCCTCGCGTTCGTATTGTACATTTCCCTAAAAGGTGCGACAGCATGGGAGAGAAGTACAGCGGTATGGTCGAGTACGCAAACCAGAACGGCATCGCCTGGGACGCGATAGCGATCATGGACGGGGACGACATGTTTGCTCCGGCCCATTTGGCTAAACACGCGGAAATGCTCGCTACGGAGCAATATAGTCGCCCCTCAATAGTGTTCACGGCAGTCACAGGGATTGTCCAGGTAGAATCGTCTGTAGGCCGTTTCTGGAGTTCTGTGGCGTTTACCAAGGCGGCATTGGATCGGATTGGAGGATTCAAACAGTCTAGGATTGTGGGATTCGACCAAGAACTAATGAACGCTTTCAAAGGAGCGTATGGTGAGCCCGATCACGGGGTTCCTACATACGTTTACCGCTGGGCAAACACCGCCAGCGACCATGCTTCCGGGCACAGCAACGGGTACGCTTGCACCGAGTGGTGGGGTAAAGTGCCGTATCAACCGGCAGAAGGGTTGCTGTACCCGAGGTACGACGATGTCACCGAGAACTTCCTGGTTCCGGCGGTACAGGCCGAATACGAGAAGCGAAAGAACGCCGGACTCAGCTATGCTTAACGACATCATCTACCAACTTCACAACAGTAATCTTGGGGATCACTGGACAAGCTACGGTTTAATGACGGTCCTGGGGGCCCGTCACCGAACTCGCTATCGCCTTGGAACGCTGAATATGGGTGGAGACTATACACAACGTCTCGCGGAAATAGACCAGCTATTTCAGGCAAATGAGCATAGGCCAATTCTAGTCCGGGCCGAGGGGCAGGAGAAAGTAGACGCTTGGATGAACTGGGTATACCCCGCGATTCCAGTGGATTCTCATCTCCGCTGGAATTTTTACGATATCGGAAAAACGGTGTGTTACCAGTTTGACGGGATTTCTTCTGCCGCTGACAAAAATCCTGACAAAGTTCTGGAGTTTCAGATCAGGATGTTTTTCAAAGAACAGGGGTTCAGAACGATCCGCTTGGGTGGTCATCTGACCCTGATAGAAGCTACTCGGCATTTGTCTCAGTGTAGCCTGTTCGTCGGTTGCGATAGCGGTTTTAGCCACATGGCCCACAGCGTAGGTTGCCCTACGCTAATCTATCGAGGGAATCTTCCGTTCGACCATGTCCACCGCTTTAAGCAGTACCAGAGTTTCCGGGGCATGGCCGAGCTTGAGGATCGAGTCAGGCATTGGCTAGAATTGCTAAAGCTCTAGCTACAATCACCGCTGGCGATCTTCTTTTCTGCCGCTCGGATAGCCCGAAGAACCGCGACCTTCACAAAGGCCCTGACGTACAGGTGGCCCATGTTTCGTTTGTCAGCCTCTTCCTTGAGCCAGTCAAGAATGGTTTCGATGTCCTGGCGACACTTCTCCGGTCCCCATATATCCATCATCGTAGCGCGGGCGTTGCAGGAACAACCCTCTGCCGCTTCAATGCCGAGCAGTTTAAGGGTAGCCTTCAATTCCTGTCCCGCACCACATGGCAGACCATCCAAGGTCATCGTTCCAGGATAGAGCTTTACCGGCTCGTAAGGCTTGTCAGGAAGCAATTTCGACAGTACCGTGAGCCCGTACTGCTCATCCGTATGGAACGCCACAAACCAATCTGCGTTCTTTGCGATGAAGTTCTTGATCGCCCAGAACAGGCCCTTGGTCTCGTTTTCACCCTTCAGGCCGAATACGGTCGTGTCGTGAATTATGATCCGGCCCGACACTTTAGGGGAGTAGGTTTCCAACTCGGACAGAAGCCGCTCGCCTTCGTGCCGCGTATCTAGGAAAAGCACATCACAGTCTGGGGTGTCTTTCAGCAATTGGTCGTGCGACGATGCTGAAACCGTAAACTGCAATGGACGACCAGGATGCGTTTTTACCAGTTCCTGCAAAACACCGATCAAACTGTCTTGCTCTTCCTGATAGCTGATTAGTTGCGCGGGACGCTTGCATTGCCCGTCACAATTTCCTTGTGCGCAGGACTGCTTGTTGCACGGCAATTGACGGCCCAGTGCCCCCAGGAAGAAAGCGGTAGATTCGCGACGTTTGGTCAACTCGACGACCGTGTTCGCCCCGAGAGTCCACTTCATAAAGTTGACCGCGTGGCGATTGAGATCGCGTTCCTGATGAGCCAGGAAATCAACCACATCGTTGACGGTTTCGTATGCCACAGGCATCGGCAATCCGAGGTTCGACTGGGAAACTGCCGCAACCGGAGCAACATGTGTTTTAGCCGGTGCTTGGTACGGGATGAACCCTACCGGATCTTTTGCGATTGCCTCGAATAAAGAAGGCGGGATTTTCACCTCATCGACGAAGTGCTTACGAACTTCTTCGATGTCCCATCCGAGGTCTTGGAACCCGATCAAGTAGTTTCGGACCTTGTGTTCCATAGTCAACGGGTACGGAACACCGCCAGGGCGACCGAATCGGTGAACCCACTTGAGGAACGGTAAACAGTAGGTTGCACGACCGGCTTGCCGGTATTTGGCGTGGTGGATAATTTCTTCCCCGCCAAATCCTCTGAAGTCGCGGTGGAACGGTATCCAGTGTTCTTTGCTGGTCACGAACAGACCTAGGCCCTGCCCAGGGATCTCGAATGGGGTGTCGTCGCTGTTGAGCCCCATGACCGTGTAGCCGCGTTCCTTGAGGGCTTTTTCGTGTCCAGACCAGGGGATCTCGGTAGAAGTCCATTCTCCCTTGCCTTCGACATGGAGTTTGCGAAGATGTACGCGCCCACCAAAGTCGCGGCAGACAATTAGCGTACCGTCTGGATGCTTCCAGGCAGTAGCCCAGGTTCCATTCATCTGGTCGCGAAATCCGGGCTCGAAGTGCGTCGAGACAAAGTTCATGCCGTCATATAGAAGTGGGCCGGTAAACAGGTTCTTCTGACTTGCGGCATCCAAAGATTTCAGATAGGTCTTGAGCCGGTTCAACCCGTTTCCTTGGACGAAAACGTGCGGATCGGTAATCATCACGAACTCGCCGTTCGCCTCTTCGACGATCTTGTTTCGAGGTTGCGAAGTCCCGCCGATTTCAGTGTACGGGATGTAACGGATCTTTTGCGAGTGTTGGATACTTTCGACAAACTGCCGCGTAGCAACTCCTTCCGGGGAATCGGGGTTGTTGTCCACAACCAGAAATTCACAGTCCGCAGAATCTTGGTAGAGCCTGTGCGCTTGGATAGAAAAATAAACACCATTGAAATCGTTGTACGTTGCCATTCCAATGGTCAAGAACGGTCTATTACTCATAGTATTTCCTGTGAAAATGCGATCCCCGAAAAACCTGATCGCATTATAGATAAATTGCCGACCCGTGCAAGTTTGTTCTATGAGATGAAGGGATCCTCGGTTGTCACGGGTGCCCCGGTTGTCGTGGCAACACCGTTGCAGACATCGACACAGGATGCCTGAGCAGTCCAAACATAACTAGGTGCCGGTTGACCAAAACCGCACGGGCTCGAAATATTAGCCGCGTGGCACATCCATTCCACCGTGTTACTAAAACACATCTGCAAACCGCTCGCACAGGTGACGCAACATCGACCGTAACATCTTGCACAATTAAGATTCCCAAGTTGCCATGTCCCGGCTTTGCAACTAGTGCTGTTCGATTGTTGGAAACTTAAACAAGGCCCGCCCGGGTTACCTACACCGTAACCGTCATCCTGACAACAGTTCCCTAACGGCCCAGGGGTGGTAGTGCTGGTAGTTGTCGCGTTACAACAAGGACCGCTACAACCCACTCCAGGAGTAAATGATCCCGAAAGCTGATTACAGAAAGTTCTATAAGTCCATAAACATTGTATGCAAGCGGGTGTGCCACTATGGCAACATCGTCCCGGCCCCTCAGTGGTAGTGGAAGTCGTGGTGAACGAATTGCAGATGCCTCCGGCACAACTGGTTCCTGCACCTTGCCACACACCCCCATTTGCAGCGATGCAACTGTTTTGGTATCCGTATGTGCAGACCGGTCCTGGGTAACAACATGCCCCCGGCCCTAACGTAGTAGTAGAGGTCGAGGTTATCGTAGTCGAGGGAGGCGGCACTATAGTTCCGCAACCTATTTCGATACGGTCACATTCATCGTCACTGTTTTGATAGGGTCGCGTGGGGCATGGACAGTTTGTAGGGCATGGATCAGATATTTTAGTCCACCCACCGTAGCCGTTTCCTTTGAAAGCGCATTTCTGTGCGCAACCGGATGCATTACAGCACCCGCACACTATTCGTGTTTCGCAAGGTGTCTGTGCAACCGAGCAGTAAGAGCTAGGAGGGCCTGAAGGTCTTCTGCATCCACATAGACCGTAACTATCAGTAAAGGCCCAGTCACTAAAATAACTGCTAAACCAAGCATCCCATCCAGAGCAAGTGTAATACGCAGAGGTGCCTGGATTTGTCTGACCTTGGGGTGGGCTACGGAACGTGTCGCAAGGCCCACCTCCTTGAGCCCTGGGTTGACAAGGACTGGTTCCCTGGCCGTAAAACTCCCAGGGAAGCATCACCCACACTTTTTCCCCGCCTTGCGCTACATCTGTCCCCCAATTACATACCCCAATACAGGATGCGCAAACAACGGGGGGAGCAGTGCTTACCAATTCTGTGTAGGGTACACATGCTACAGTTTCCACAGTTCCGCAAGCAGGCGTAGTGCTTGTAGTAGATGATACGCCACCCGGCCCGGTTGTATACGGTGCAGGAGTAGAAAAATTACATCGGCACCTACCCTGCGTCAAACTATTGCATGTATTCGCGTCCGGTAAGTATCGCCAACCGCTCAAGGCACCTGCATTGATCGGTATCCAAACGCGGGTACAAGTACCCCCACAAGGAATAGCTGTAGTGGTAGTGCTAGTGCTAGTCGCTCCATGCGCATCGCAATGACATAAAGCGCACCCTTCTTGACACCATACGCCAGGGGCAGGGGTCGTTACAGGACATGTAATAGTCCCTGCTCCTCCTGGTCGGCAAACAGTTTTTACGCATTCCCCGGCAACGCTTGGACAGTATCTTGGAGGTTCGCAACCGCATGGAGGCAGCGTCGTTGAGGGGCTGGGGGTTGTGGTAATTAGCGGAGGCGCAGTTGTTTCAATTGCTGTGTAAGGGGAAAGGTATTTACAACTGTCGCAAGGGGGCCCGGAAACACAGTTAGAAAGGTATTGAAAAACATTACTTTCGTTGGGTGTCAAAGAAATCGGTGCCGCTGCGTTTTCTCCTGGAACGACATACAACCAGGGTTTTGGTGGGTGTAAGGGTCTGCTACTAGCACCACATGTAGAACAAAGAAACCAATTTGCGAGATACTTACCGTCTTCAGTTTTTAGGTAATCTTCAGCATTCTCGATACCGCCTAAAATGCTAACCAATTCTTGGTAAGTATAGGCAACGTAGATCGCTAGATTTGTAGGATCTAATGTGCCTAATTGTATCCTATCGCAAGGACTTCTAACACACTTCGACTGGTGATAAATGGCATCGGTAGTCCCACCAGCATCGACTGGGATATCACTCCCTAACGGCCTGAGCGGTACGAATCCTGGAAGACAGTCTTGACAAATTTGCCACCCTCCCAGACCTCCGACTAAAGTAGCGGCCCTGTAATAGCCAGCGGGAGTCGCACCTATGACGCTCTCGACTCGCGCGCAAGCAGGGCTACCAACAAGGGGCGCACCCGTGGTAGTCGTCGTCGGGCTAGACGTTGTCGTCGGGTTGATATATACGCAACGACTTTCTATCTCACCGTCCAAGACGTAGCAGGGCTCATCTACCCCGTAACAAGAGCAGGGAGTGGCGCAAGTAGTTCCTACTACTTGATACTTATATCCGGTGTCTGGTGCTGGCGGTTGTCCCGGGGCCGGGGTGGTGGTCGAAACGGCCACGCACTTCAAACGGCAGTTTCTTGTCGGGCAAGGTGGTAAAGTGGTCGTGGTGGTGGGAGGGGCAACCGTGGTGGAAGTGGTGGAAGTGGTGGAAGTGGTGGAAGTGGTAGTTGTGTTTCTGCAACCCCCGACCGGCCCCTGCCAAGTCAGATCAGTTGCCGCCGTCCAGATACAAGCCCCTTCGCACCAAACGGGAAAAGGTTTAGGCTGGTCAGGGTCATGGGTCGTAGTGATCGTAGAGATAGGTGAAGGTTTCTCATTCGTCCAAGTCCCGTTTTTGTGTTTCCAGATTTGAACAAAATCATTAGTAACTTGTGTGTACGCATTACGAACCAGCACCTTGATCGGAGTACCTGCTGGCCCAAGAATCGGCATCAGCTTATCATAGGCGGGGTCGTATTTGTACAAACAGCAAAGAGCAATTCCGGGACTAATACTTCCGTCCGAGGTTCGTTCAGCCGCCGGTAACCCCGTCTCACAGGGCGGCAACCCCCAGTAAGCATCGGGGGTTAGGTATGTACGCTGTGAGGGGTTCGGGATCATCGCAGGAGGGGGCGCACCCTCCAACCGCTCAATTTGGCGGTTCATCCGCGTCTTGTCGCTCTCACTGAGAATGTATGCGCGGTTTTTCATAATGGATAACAGATGACATGGGCTATCGTAGTCGCCCGGTCACAGTCTATTGTCACTTTCCCTGAGACTTGCCCAAAAAACAACCTGTCGCTGCCTACTACGGCTACTAAATGGCCGTCAGAGTAGATGCGGATTCTATTCAATTTTTGCTGTTCTGCCAAAATATCGTCAACTTGCACTGCCATTTTGGGGAGCTTGTGACCGACCGCGATCTCGAATCTCCCCACCTCCATCCCAGGAGGCAGAATGTCTACCGGTTTCTCCGGGTTTAGCCGGATGTCTGCTTGGTAAGGATCGTTGACATTGCCGACAATACGGTCGTAGGCCCAACGAAGATGAGTCATGTCCCCGCCCGGCACTTGAAGATAGTTCGCCTCAAAAAGAATTGTGACCCTGTCCGCATCGACCCCGCCCGAAACGGTTCTCATAATCTGTTCTTGCGATTTCACTGTCATGGTATGGTTGACGGTATCCCTAAAAGTAGTAAGTTACCTTCTTTGGCAAGCTGCACTGTCTGTATGTAGTTATTGGAGGGGTAGTACACATCCTGTTGGGTAACAGGATCTATGCGAAAACCCGCCTCACTAGCGAGGGAACCCCAATCAGTCAACGGGACTGGTCCCCCAATTTCTTTATCTGGTTCAGTTCTGTAAAGCTCGAAAGATTCTGGGTTACGTCTGTCGGCTCCAAGTTTAAGAACTTTCATGCCGATAGCGGGTATCTTCTTGTCGAAGGTCTCGATATTCATCTCAAACGTGTACTGAATTTTGAAGTAGTAGAAACACGTTCCGTACACCGCTCGTTCCCATTTTGCATCGGTAAACCTGACGCAACGTGGCGGGAAGCCCCATAACGTAGCATCGTTCACGCGGTTAATCAACAAATTGAACGCCGCTAGCGGAAGTACGGCACTGTTAAATGAAATTGACAACGAGGGGTGGCTGATTTTCTCTTCTACTTCCGGCCCTAAAATAGGCTCGAAGTTTGGGTGATACAGAGGTTTGCCGTCTTTATCGACTTTCATCTCTCTGGAGACATGGACAAAATCTCCAGAGATGTTGTAGGGTTCGAGAAGAGGGTTGTCGATTGTAGTGGTGTTACACCGGAACATTGGTTTAGTGGTGTACTTGTTTTGCACTATCCAATTGTTTACAGGCTCGCCTTCTTCGTAACTTCCGTGCGGAGCGATTGAAAGTTCGGGTGTGCAGAAAGCCCAAGGATCTAAATCGTTGTCCAGAACGTATATTCCACCGACCGGGAACAAAGCGTTTACCGCTTGTAGAACGGTCTCGGGACCGTCTAAGTAATCGTTGGTGCTGAAATGCCAAGTCAATTCATAGGTACGATGACCTTCATCATCACGCTGGAAAGACTGGTTTTTTAGACCCATCAAAACTGCGGTCATCGTACTCCTCCTACGTTAGCGGGAAGCATTACGCCCCCTCCTCTTATTGCGCCAAGAATCTTATCCAACTTACCGTTGGTCTTCTTCTGTTCTCCTACTTGCGGGGCTTCCCCTGTAGGGGTTCCCTGTTGCCGCATAGACCACTCAGCGATAAATTTGTTGTACTCCCCGCTAGTAGCGGACATGGCATTTGGCAAAGTTATGTCTTTGACACCTCCCTTACCTTTATCTTCGCCTTCAAACGGATTGAACATACCACCAAAGTCTCTGTAAATTTTCATCGGGTCTTCTTCTATGCCTGGGGGTAATTCTATCGGGGCCGGTGTGAGGTTTAAGTCTATAGGCGGGAGACTAGATGAAAAGCCTTCGAGACCGGTGCGGAGGTTAGCCATTTCTTCTGTCAAGATGTCAGTCATGGCAGTGCCCAGACCGTTGACAGCGGCACTGTTGGCATCGTCTCTCAGGGTATCCATGAAAGCCGTAATGTCTTTTTCGATCTGTGTGTTGCCCCATTGACTAGGAGTCGTCATGTACTCCCAGACCTTCTTGCTTATGGAGATCAAGTTGATGAAAAAATCAGTCAGGAATTCATAGATTTTGTTGTACGCTGTTTGGAACGCACCCGGTAGCCAACTGCCTACCCAGCCGCCAAAAGCCGAGATTAGACGCATCCCTGTACGCAAAGCTACTAAAAGATTCCCGGGCATCGCTGACATTACACCCAGAAACATTCTTCCAAGATCCGTGACCATGGCATACCAGTTGTCAGACACATACTGAGTAATGATTCCCATGTTCTCACCAAAGTTGGACATGAACCCCCGGGCAGCGGTTGAAAACCACTTGACACTTTCCCAAGCCCTTGTAAACGCTCCTGTTAATCCTCCAGGCGAGGAAACAAGACTTATGACACCCCAGATTGCCAAAGCTACCGCTCCAATGGCGGCAATAACAAGGGCCACTGGTCCTAGTGCGGCTAGCCATGCTAGGGCAGCGGCTATCCGCAAGGCTACCATCACCCCACGCGCCGCCCATCCTGCCACTTGGAAAGCGCGCACTGCCACTGTCGCAAGCACCCATTGAGCGGACAACGTAGCTACAGCGGTCGCTTGAAACAGTGCTGCCGCTGCCGTCATTACCAGGGCGATAAGCATTCTTAGCCACCCGAGTCGGGTAGTGGCAACCACAGCATTAAGAGCGACCATCCCTGCTCTGGCGAGAGCTATTGCCGCTGTATTAGCAATCGTTGCGCCACGGACAGCGTAGCTAGCCGCCGCAAACGCACCGTAAGCAATGGTAGCCGCGTAAACAAAGGACAACAGTGCGATCATCAGGCCGCGTTGCACCATCATCGCAATGTTAAACATCATTACCGCACCGCGAGCCGTGTACAATGCCGTGTACCAAAGCACTACCCGAACTATTAGTGCGGATGTTACACTCCTGACAACCCGCGAAGCAGTAGCCAAGGCAAACATGGTTGCCGACAACCCTTGGGCGGCAAAGGCGGCCCCTATAAACGCCCCTCGCAAAACGTACCCTGCCGCGACACTTGCGTAAAAAGAGTAACGCAATACCACCATTGATACGTTCAACATCGCCATCGATGCGTTCGTAAGTATTACAACGCCCCTGTACAATAGCATGGCGGGGTATAGTGCCCCCCGAAGGATCTTCGCTCCCGCATACATAAACCATCGTAAAGAGGCAAGTGCGAATCCAAAAACAAATATTCCCGCTGTAGTCAAAAATGCGGCTTGTGTAACCTGTGCTAGTTGGGCGACCAACATGTTGTTTGCCGGGTCTTCCATAAACGAGACGACTCTTTTCTGCACTTCTAATATGGTTTTGAGAAACCGTTTTGCGTTAGGTTCGACATATTTAAGAAACATAATCGATATTTTTACGCCAGTCTCTCTGACCTGATTCGACAAACCTCTCAAAGAGTCGTTAAGTCGTTCCGCGAGCCTATGGAATCTTCCACCGGCACTGGTTTCCGCTTCCAAAGCTTCGATAACGTGTTCCGAGGTTATAAGACCGGCTGCTTTGGCTTTGTACATGCGGCGCATCGCATCCTCCATGGATTCATTTGCGCCCTGCGTTCTTTCTGCCCAGTACACAAGCGGATTAAAACCCTGCTCAGTCAACTGGCGAAGTTCGTTTCCTTGCAGTTTTCCGAGGGAGGTTATCTGTGACATCGCATACATCAATAAGTCGTACCGCTTTGCGCTACCGCCTGCAACATCACCGACCATTTTCATTATTTTCATGGTCTTGTCTGCGGATTGTCCGTATGCCATCATATCTCTTGCACCTTCTGCAAGAGTTAGCGTGTCATACGGAGACGCAATCGCATAATCTTGGATCTCTTTCATAATTTTTGCAGCGGATGTAGCACCCCCTGCAAACGCGCCGATTGCGACGGTCAGATCCTGATAATTCATGTAAGTCTCAAAGACACTTGCGGAATATCTTTGCATAGTCTGGAGCGCGCGCATGTGCATAAAAATATCAGCACGGGCACCCATATCGAATCCACCACCTCCACCTCCACCTCCACCTCTACCGAATCCACCACCTCCCCCGCCGCCCGTAACCGGAGGTATGTTTCCTGCTCTGGCTCTGGTTCGATTGATTTGGGATACCGCAGACCGAGTGAGTCGCGTCACCATGTTCCCGACCGCCGTACCGACTTGCTGAGAGAATAGTCGGAAATATACTTGCGCTTGTCCCCTTATGTTGCGGGCACCAGCCATTAAAGTATTGTGGATAATACGCAGCAATACTTGCAGAACTTGGCGAAGAGTGCTTTGCAGTCTGGTGGTGACTTGCGGGACGTATATTGCCTGTCCAGACAAAGAAGTAGCAGCAGCGGTGAACGTAGCCTGAACGACGGTGGCAATCGCTTGCGACCCAATCCTGATAGCGTCCCGTACAGCCTGTCTAAGATTACTAGAAGTGACGACCAGCGTCGATAAACCGGACACCATGTTTATGAGGATTCGGTTCATGTGTACGATAATGTGTCGCAGGGCATTTAGCACACTATCTCTAAGCGGTCCGGTGCCTACGGTCACCGTCCCTAAGCCCGCCACCATGTTCACAATGTGTTGGTTTAGATGCGTTACAATGGTGCGCAAAGCGGTACGCGCATTATTATTAAGTGTCCCGGCACTTACGGTCACCGTCGATAAACCCGCCACCATGTTCACAAGGTGCTGGTTTAGATGTCCTATAATGGCCCGTAACGCATTACGCGCATTATTATGAAGTGTTCCAGTGCCTACGGTCATCGTCGCTAAAGTAGCCACCATGTTTGTGAGGTGCTGGTTTACATGCCCTATAATGGCCCGTAACGCATTACGCATAGCAGTAGTGGTTGAGCTACTGCTTGCGCTAATGGGACCGAGATTGGCAGCCATGTCTGTGATCGCGGTCCCGATAGCAGTTCGGGCAGTACGCACCGCACCCACTACCTGTGTTCGGACGCTACCCGAGCGTACTGTATGGACGGTAGAGACAAGCTGTTGGGCGGCATAGGTTAACTGCCGTTGTATCAGCCCCACAGCCGTCTGCGTAGCCATTTTAATAGAGGCCGCGCCTGCTGATACGCTTTGAATCTTGGTAGCACTGTCGGCTACCTTTTGCACCTTCTTAAGAACTTCGTCGCTGGCTTTGTTAAACTGCTTAGTGTCCGCGACAAAGGAGATTCTGACCGGGGGCAGTATGCGTTGGCTCATTTTAGTTCTCTGGATTGATCCCCATTAAAGCTAACCAAACAGCCTTAGAGTCTTGAATTTCCCGCTTCTCTTTGCTCTTATCCTCAAACCGCAATAAGTGGTCGTGAATTTTTGTCTTGCCGCCTTGAGAGTTGTAAATAGCCGTCACTACGGACGCTACTCGCCAATCCTCTTTATCGTTTTCGCTCTTGCGGCGGTTGAAATAGCTCATCCAACCAAGCAGTTCGGAATAGGTTACGAACTGCTTTAAGATTGTTACAGGCCAACCAAGTTCATGTGCGAGGAAGTACCAAACGTACTCCTCGTCACTTAGTTTTTTTCTTGGGTTTCCGCACTCTTGTCTAGACCGTTGAGATCCTTGGCGATGTCCCAAAGGGCGCGCTGTGCCGAATCCGGCCACTCTTGAATCCTAGATTCTGGAATCAGCTTCTCGTCCTTGTCATATAGACAAAACCCGAGCAAGGTGCTGTAGAGCCCGTCGTAGTCTTTCAGACCGACAACTTGGTTGTTGGTCGGATCGACCTTGGTCTTGGTGTTCGCTTTGTTGAAATAAGCGTCCCGCTGTGCCCCTGTCATCTCCTTGACCGAGATTTGGACACATTCGCCTTCTTTTACTTCCAGTTCTACTGGAACAGACTTTCGGACAATCGAAATCTTCATAGAATCCCTCTGCATGAATAAAAAGACGGGCTGACCAGATTTTCCAGTCCAAAGCCCGTCTTAAAAATTGTAAAGCTGTCTTTGGGCCTAAGCTTATGGAGCAGCGGTGGTCGTTGTCGTTGCCGTGGTTCCCGTGGCGAAGACTGGGGCAATTTCGACGGGGGTCGAGGCAGTGGACATGTTGCTTGGTTCCAGTTCCAGGGTCGCTTCTGGTCGTTCGCCTTCTTTGAGTGCGTCTGGGGTGAACTTGCTGATGATCGCGTAAAACACCAGGGTCGAACCGTCTGGGAACGTCACGGTAACGTGGCGGTTGGTCCCCATGAAATTGTGCATTTGGGCGATTACAGCCGGATCATAGGAAACCTTGACCGAAACCGTCCCCATCGTAATCAAAGCTTTTCCAAGCTTTGTGCGGTAACGGGCGTTTCGCATCGTGGTCTGCTCGATGCCGCCGCCGGAATCCATTTCGGGTGGCGTTACTTCGATTTCGTCGAATTTGCCGGAAATGCCGGAAATGGTAATGGTGGTCTTAAAGCCGTCGCGTAGGAAGGGCATTTGCTTACTCCAGTGTCAAGCGGTAATTCTGGATATACATGAATCTGCGGGTCTGATTTTCTTGTCCAGAGAATCCTATTGTAGATGATTTAGTGATAACCCGCAAAATTTGACCGTCAGACAGCGTGAAATTGTAGGTCGCGTCTACTAGGTCCGCAATAGAGGCCGCTAGCGTCCTCCCAGACGCGTCCGTGCTACGGATGACTAATCTGACAGCCGGATGCTCCTCGCGCTCGCCTGTACGCATTTTACGGCCTTCCAGACGGCCTGTGGCGAGTTCGTAGACGACGACCGCTTTGTCTGGTTTGTCGGGCATGTGGTTGGCGTAAGGCTCGTACCCTGCCGCCTGACAGGTCGCTAATATCAGTTCTACTAATGCTTCGCCGGGGCTTATCATACTTGTTCCATCCGATCCACAATGATTTCGAGCATCAACCCTTCGTAGGTGTCGATACCGTCTCGTAGGAATTCGTGACGACGGTCTTGAACCGCTGCATATTTGCGGGGGATCTTGATTTCACTCCCACGCATGTAGATTTCTTCAATTTCCCAACCGTAGCCCAAGACGTAGATCACGCTAAATCCTTTACCAGACTCAGGATACGCCCTACCGGAGTTTCTGAGGGCTCCCGTATCGATAGGAACCGCTTCATCGTTTTCGTCGATGAAGCGAAAACATGCGTCGTCGAGACCTTCTTGATAAGCATCACCCAGAGCGTCCATGTATCGCTGCATGGCGCGGGGAATCGCTTTGTGGCCGGTTACTTGAACGGTTACTGGGCCACTCATGCGTATGCCTCATAAAGCCGGTCGCCATAATTTAGGGTAGGAGTTTCGCAGACTTTGATGATTTCAAAGGCATCCTGGTTGTCTTTCGGGTTCTCCCAGTACGCGGTATCGGCCAGAGTTCCCCTACGCACCAAGCCACCGACTACGAGCAATTTCTCGGTAATGATCTCGTGCTTGGGGAAAATCGCGCTATCGTTCGCCGCTATAACCTGTCGGGAACAGGAGTCCCACCTACAAGTCATTTCTTCAGGCGCGCCCCAGATCGGTTCCCCGGTTCGCTCGAATTCAGTAAGCGGCCAGTAGACGAGGGTTTCTTTTTGTACCCGCGAAATTAGGCTCATTTAGATCCCCTCCGCTGGCTTACCGCCCCAAACTAGCTGGAAAGCCCCAGAAAGGCCGCTGACCACTTGTTCGTTCCACCGGGAAAGCTTGCCACTGGTATCCAGCATCATAGCCGTAGAGCCCCAGTGCGTGATCCCGAGACCGTCTGATAGCTTGCTTTGGTATGAACTCTGTAAAGATTTGACCTGTTCGCTGTTCACCCTGGTCGAGTTGTCAGTTATTGATATCAAGTGGGCTGTTAGATACCGGGTCACAACTTCTAACGCGGTATCCGACAACGCATCTCCAATAACCGCGTCCGCGATCAAAACCGCCGTGTCAATGAATGCTGGTACATCTGTAATAACAGTCGCATCGTACTTGATGATTTTTTGAACTGCGGCAGAAGTTGTGGTCGCGGGCATGGTACTAACCTACAATACTTCCTAATGCTGCGGTGTCCCCAGCATTCGCTGGAACCGTGACATTGAATTTACGGGTGCTACCGGTACGATACACAACGTATGTAGCACCTTTCACCAAGTTGGTAAATTGTACCACACCGCTTCCGTTTGCTGTTCCGGTCCTAGGGGCATCTTCTAAAACAAGGCCCGTAGAATCTTTTGGCGGGTTCGCGGCTTGGATAGTGACCTGAGCGTTAGCTTGGGCAACTCCATTAAGATCCAGCACCGTCCAGAAACCGGTTGTATAAGAGGGGTTTGACGGGGTGATGCTCAAGACAG